GGAAGATGTATTGTATAATGCTAATGTGAACCCAATCGCTACCTTCCCGAACACAGGAGTAGTAGTATTTGGACAGAAAACATTACAAAAAGCCGCAACTGCTCTTGATAGAATTAACGTAAGAAGATTGCTAATCTCAGTTAAGAGCTTTATTAGCCAAGTTTCTCAAAACTTAGTATTTGAGCAAAACAGCTTAGCTACTAGAAATAACTTCTTAACACAAGTTAATCCATTCTTAGAAAGCGTACAACAAAAACAAGGTTTATACGCCTTTAGAGTAGTAATGGATGAAACAAATAACACACCAGACGTTATTGATAGAAACCAGTTAGTGGGTCAATTGTTCTTACAACCAACCAAGACAGCAGAATTTATAATCCTAGACTTTAACGTATTACCAACAGGAGCCGAGTTCCCAGTCTGATAAAAATTAAAGTCTAACATATTTATAATAAACAAATAAAATGGCAGTATTAGATCCCAACGAAATATTCACAACAGCGTTTGAACCCAAACAAACAAACCGCTTTATCCTTTTAGTAGACGGTTTTCCATCGTATATAATCAAAGGAGTATCCGCGGTTGGCCTAGCCCAAGAAGTAGTAACTCTTAACCATATAAACATTTATAGAAAAGTAAAAGGTAGAACTACCTGGAACGATTTAACAATGACTTTATATGATCCAATTACTCCTTCCGGTGCTCAAGCCGTAATGGAGTGGGTAAGATTGCACCATGAATCAGTAACTGGTAGAAACGGTTACTCTGACTTCTACAAGAAGGACTTAACCATTAACATTTTGGGTCCTGTTGGTGATATAGTCAGTGAGTGGATAATTAAGGGTGCTCTAATAACTTCTGCCGAGTTTGGTGAGTACACATGGGATGGAACAGGTGAAGCTACTAACTTAACCTTAGGTGTTACCATGGATTACTGCGTATTGAACTTCTAATACTTTTTAAATACAAAAAATTAGGGCGCTTCGGCGCCCTTTTTTTATTTTGCTATATTTATAACAAAAGTTATTATAATGAGTGAAACATTAAAATTTCCAACTGAAATAGTTGAATTACCTTCTAAAGGTTTAATATACCCTGAAGATCACCCACTAAAAGAAGGTAAAGTTGAAATTAAGTATATGACCGCTAAAGAAGAGGATATACTTACCAACCAAAATTACATAGATAAAGGCACTGTTTTAGACAAACTACTTGAATCTCTTGTAGTTACTAAAGTAAATTTAAAAGACATTTGTACTGGGGATAAAAATGCCATTTTAATAGCTTGTAGAATTTTAGGTTATGGCAAAAATTATAATTTTACCTATGATGGTGAAGAATATAGTGTAGATTTATCCTCCTTCGATAATAAAGATATAAACGAAGAAGTACTTTCACAAGGATCTAACATTAAATTCACATTACCCAGTAGTGAAAACGAAGTAACTTTTAAAATCCTTACTGAAAAGGATGAAGAAGACATAGAAAAAGAAATTACAGGCATGTCTAAATTTAAAGCTGGAGGGGTTGTTACTACTCGCCTCAAGCGTACCATCACCTCAGTAAATGGGGAATCTGATCACAATAAAATAAAGGATTTTGTAGAAAATTACTTATTGGCATCAGATGCTAAGGCACTTAGAGACTACATTAAAGAAATATCACCAGGAGTAGATATGACTTTTAACGATGGGGAAAAAGATATAGACCTCCCTATCACCCTTACCTTTTTTTGGCCTGAGCTTGGATGAAATACCCCTGCTTAGGCAAAATTTATTCGGTCAGATACACGAAATAGTATTTCATGGGCAAGGTGGTTATGATTATGCCACTGTTTACAATATGCCTATTTGGTTAAGGAAATTTACCTTTAAAAAGATTAAAGGTTGGTATGATGCTGCTAAAAAAGATAATAAAGCTGAGGATTCTTGGTTAAAGGGTGAGGCTAGAGATGAAGCAGCTAAAAATAAAGGTATAACACGCCCCAAGTTTATTAAAGCAGGTTATAAAACTTAAACTTTAAATATTTATAACCATGGCAAAATCTGCTGAGGAATTAAGAAGAGAGAATGAATTATTAAAGGAACAGATATCCCTTAATAAAGCTCTTAAACAGGTTGAAAATGAAAGATTCCAAACAGACGAAAATCTATTAGACAACGTTAGGGAAAACCGTAATATTGTAGAGGATATTACTAAAGCCCTTAAATTCCAAGTAACAGAAAAAAAAGCACTTAGAAAAGCCTCAGATTCCATATATGAGGTAACTCGTAATAGTTTTAGACTTCTAAAAGAAGAGTTAGGTTTAGATAAAACTAAAGATAAACTCTTAAAAGATCAAAAAACTATAACAAAAGAAATTTTAACTTTACAATCTTTAAAAGGAAAAATTTTAGAAGGTGATCCTGAAAGGCAAGCAGCAATAAATGCAGAAATAGATGCCCAAATTAAATCTGCTATTAAATTAAAAGATCAAATAGCAGAGATAGCAGAAGAATCTGAAAAAGTTCGAAATAATTTAGGAGTTAAAACCTTTGGAGCCCTCTCAGAATTAACTTCTAGAATCCCTGGTCTTAACAAATTCTCAGGCCCATTTGAAGAAGCAGCAGAAGCCGCCCGTGAGACCGCTGTTTATAACAGAGAAATGTTTGGCAGTGCTAAGGGTTCTGTTGAAATGTTAAAAACAGGTAATGGGTTTACTGCAGAAAGGATTAAAAAATTAGGTTTAGAAAAACAATTTTTAGATAAAAACGGTAAAATACTAACAGGTTCGGCAGCTAAAGCCCGAGCAGTAAGTAAGGGAATAAAAATACCCTCAGTTAGTCCTTTAAAAGCAGGTTTTAAAGCTTTAGGCCCTATAATCAAAAAGGCATTAGGTCCTATTAGTATTATTTTAACTGTAGTAGATGTTATTAAATTCTTCGCAAAAGCAGCAGGTGAAGCTTCTAAACAAACTGCTACACTTGCTAGAAATTTGGGAATATCAAGAGAAGCTGCAAGAGAAGTAAGGGACAATACATTCAACACAGCTAATACTTTATTAGTAACTAATAAAAGTTTAGAAAACACGGTTTTACTTCAAAAAGATATTTTTGCATCACAAAATAATGTTAACAAAGCCTTAGGAACTAATCTAGACCTAAACACAGAGTTAGGAAATGTAGGTAAAGACATACTAACTAATTCCACAGCTTTAACAACTATAATAGGGGTAAGTGCTGAAGCCCAAAATGCTCTTAATAGACAATCTATTAGAACTGGCAAATTTGCTAGCGATATTACAAAAGAAGTATTTGGCACAGTTAGAGCCCAAAATCTTCTTAATAATACTCAAATAGATGAGCAAGAAATTTTAGAACAAGTAGCTAAAACATCTAAAGAAATCCAAGCTATATTTGGCTTCAACACAGCAGAAATAGCAAATGCTATTTACCAAGCTAAAAGATTAGGATTTGAATTCAGCGACCTAAACTCAGTTGCAGGTAATTTATTAGATTTTGAAGGTTCTATATCAAAAGAATTAGAAGCTGAATTAATTTTAGGTAGAGATATCAATTTAGAAAAAGCAAGAGCTGCTGCTTTAAACAATGATTTAGTAGGAGTAGGTGAAGAACTTAGAGCTCAAAATATTGACATTGTCAAATTACAAAAAGAAAATAGAATAGCAGCCGAATCCGCAGCAGCTGCTATGGGTATGACTGTAGAACAGGCTGTTAAAGCCCAAGAAGAGTTTGAATTACAAAATAAAATTCAAGATAGCCTTAATAAATCTCGCCTTAGAGGAGTAAAAATAGAAGTTGATGGGGTAAAACAAGTATTAAATGCCGAAAAACTTCGTAAAATGGGCATAGATGATATTAAATCCGCACTTGGTAAAGTTAATGTTACTAACGAAGAATTAACAGAAATTTTAGGAGAACAAGTTTACAGAAATAAACTAGCAGAAGATTCCCAGGCCAAATTTAATAAAGCTTTAGAAAAAGCAAAAGAAGCGTTTATATCTTTAGTAGATGGAGGATTATTAGATAGACTAGCAGATGGTCTTACTAAATTTGTTGATAGTGATTTATTTAGAACAATAACAGGTATTAGCAAAGAAGAGCAAGAATTTGGCAGAATTGAAGCCCAAGTAAGACAACAACAAGCTGCAGGGGTACAAATAGACCAAGAGTTATTAGATGCAATACAAGCTACTCGCGATGATTTAAACAATGATCGTCAAGCTTTTGAACGAAGTGGATTTTCACAATTCGTTACAGCTAGATTTACTGATTTTGATAAGGAAAATAGACTTGGAGAAAGAGAGGAATTAATTAATAGAGGATTTAGTGAACTTGAAAATAATTCCATAAACGTACAAGATTTTACTATCCGTACCCACCCTAAAGATACTTTAGTAATGGCTGGTGGTACTAAGTTGAATGAAGACTCTAAAGAAACCAATCAACTCCTTAGAACCCTTATCACAGCCGTAGAGAATGGAGGTAATGTTTACTTAAACAATCAATTAGTAGGAGAAATTAGTAGCCAGCAACAATTAAACAGTTTTAGGGCAGGAAGCTAAATCTTTTAATATTTATAAATAAAATACCATGGGATTATTAGACAAATTACAAACACAAGGATCAAACTTTACAAAGTTTAATGGAGCTACCCCTCCTATTAACCCTTTATCTACAAAGCAATCTAAACTTCACGCTAACGGGGCACAACCTGGATACTCTTTAAATGGAGCTAACGCTAGTGAAGTAGGACCACAGTACAATTTCTATGATGATGGTACTCCTAACTCATTACCTAAGCCTTCAGCCTTAGATACAAATGGAGTAACACCTAACGGTCCTCTTTCAAATCCTACTACCATTCCTATAAATAATACTTTTATAAATGGCCAGTATTTGAATAACTTACCTACTGATTTAATAGATAGGGCAACAGACGTACTTTAAGCTAAATGGCTCTTGTAGATCTTAAAACCGATCTTAAGTCCCTTAAGTTTGGAAGGGATAGATTGGGTGGGGGAAGTAGTGGACAACCTTATATAACAAAGGAAATTCCCGAAAACCTTACTCCCACTAACTTCTTGGAAAGTTTAACAGGAGCCGATTTTATTGTAAGGGGTGGGGCCTTAGCCCTAAACAGAACCGTAGACGATAATTCCAGAATAACTAAATTATTTGCTGATACCAAATCCCCTAATGGTTTAGTTTTTATAGGTAAGCAACAAATACTTGCCCGTCAAAACCCCAAAACAGGAGCCGAGCCTGGAAGAGTATTTAACCCTTTAAATACAATACTCACAGTAGATGGTACTGCTTTTGGTAATCACTTTAATAAAGAGGGTTTACTACCCATTATAGCAGAACAAGATAAGTATTTATCTAAAACCCAAAACGATTACAATACCTTTGCTATAAACGATTCTGGAGGGTTTGAAATTACAAATAAATTAGGTTTATTATACTATTCTAAAATTTTAGGAATAAACCAAAGCGGTTTACAATCCCAAGCAGAACCTTTTGGTGTTGAATTGTTTAATAAAGATTTATTATTCCAATATGATGGTGGTCCCAACTCATTTCTAGGACAAACACAAATCCGCCGTTATGAAGATACGACAGGAGATGCTAATATCCCCGGATCTAGCAATAGAAGTGCTCGTGTCCAAAATCAAAATGCCCCCCAAGACCAAAAATTCATACTGTATGATAATGTACTTTTAGGTGAAACTGATGGTATAGGAAAGGGGGCAGCTGAGTTTGGTAGTACAGGTATTAGAAACTTCTTAATAGATCTTTTTAATGAAGAAAGAAGTGGTGTTTCTCAAGAAAGAAAAAATCAAATAATAGGAGACCCTGTAAATTATAGCACATTTAACAGAGCTAAAACCTTTGGTGAAGGTAACCCAGGTCTTAAGGGCAAAAATAAATTTGCTTACTACACTACTTCAACCTCAACTCCCACCCCAGATCCTAATATATTCCAAGAAGATAAAATAAACGCTAGAGTTTTATATAATTCTAATTCTAATGTAGCTAAAACTGGGGAAGGGTACGATGATCTTATAAAATTTAATATAGGGGTTATAGATAATGACTCTACAGATAGTAACCCTCGCAACACTACTTGGATACATTTTAGAGCATTCCTAGACTCATTTACAGATAATTACAACCCTACTTGGAATTCATACAATTTTACAGGAAGAGGAGATAAATTTTACCAATATGAAGGATTTACTAGGGAGGTAAGTTTATCCTTTAAAGTGGCAGCTCAATCCCGTTATGAAATGGGTCCTATGTATGAAAAACTAAACTATCTTGCTTCTACCACAACCCCTGATTATTCTAGTGGGGGCTTTATGAGGGGTAATATAATTAGATTAACAGTAGGAGATTATTTAAATTCTGTATATGGAATATTAACAGGGTTAACTTATGATGTCCCTAATAATTCTTCGTGGGATATAGCAAGAACTGTAAAAGGGGAAGTAGATGCTAATGGAAAAGAATTACCTCATATAATAGAGGTATCTCAATTTAATTTTACCCCTATCCACAACTTTATATCTTCTAAGGTAAATAATAACTACATAATAGGTGACCAATCCGCCCCTGATTCTAGATATATTTCTATGGGAGAAGGTGGAGGTGGGTATTCTTATACCCAAGAAGCCCGAAAAGTTGCTAACCAAACTACGACAACATAATGGCTAGAAGATATCAAAGAATACAAGTATTAGATTCTAAACAAGAGAATAGTACTGTAAGATACTACGCTACTACAAAGTATCCTACTATTCCTTTAGATATAAATGACATATATGTTATAACAACAGTAGGAGATAGATATGATACTTTAGCAAATACTTTTTATAGTGATCCTCAACTGTGGTGGATTATTTCTATTGCTAATGAATCTCTTAATCAAAATTCTATCGTACCCCCTATAGGTTCCCAAATAAGAATCCCATCTAATCCTGCTAAAATTATATCATTATTTAATGCTCTAAACTCCACAGATGTAGAAAGTAATGGCTGAAAATGTTATAGGTTTAAATATAGAAGAGGGTGTCCGTGAACAAATTAAAAAAAGGCAAGAAAAGTTAGGACAAACGGATATAACCCCTGATATTATTCAATACACTAGTGCTAATAGCTCTTGGATGAGACTAGCCAGCAGTGTAGACTTAAATGAGGAAAATGAATACGCTCCTAAAGGTAGTGATTTAGCTAAAAACTTAGTATTATTTGGCCCTAATGTAAAAGTAACAGATACTTATTCTGACCCCACCGCAGTTGATGTAGTAACAGGAGAAAACACGAGTGATAAAATATATACTCCCTACCAACCCACCCAAGCATTAACTAGCTTTAACGGAGAATACTATAACACCCCAGGAAGTTATGGATTTGGGGATATAAGCAAGTACGGATTTTCAGGCCCCCCAGGAATAGAATCTATAGAAGTTCAAGCTTTAAATAGGGGTGCTATAAGAAAAGCTAACATATCTATTGTAGCACAAAACCCCGCTCAGTTTAAGCTAATAGAGGCTCTTTATTTAAGATTAGGGTTTTCTATGTTAGTAGAATGGGGCCATACTATGTACTATGATAATGATGGTAACTTTATTACTAGTCCTCCTTTTTCTAATCAAGCTTTTGATAACTTTATAAATGGAGGTCAAAGTTTTCTTTCTATAGCTCGTAAAATTGAAAATGTAAGAAAAGAAACAGATTATAATTATGATGGTTTTATAGGATACGTAACTAACTTTGATTGGTCTTATAGACCTAATGGTACATACAGCATATCTTTATCTTTAATTAGTAGAGGGGGTTTAATAGACTCATTAACAGTAAACCAACCCCCATTACTAGTAGACAATAAAAATCCTTTTAGAACTTTTAAAGTAACAAAAAAAGAACAAAAAGCAATTAATAGGCTTACAGAAGAAGAGCTAGTTACTGTAGATGAAAAAGGTAACCAATTCTTTGAAGCAGTTGCAATCAGTAGCACTCAGGATGATAATGTAGAAGAAGAAACACTCAAAAATGCTAATGCTAAACCTCGTGATATAATAGAGCTTTTTATTAATTTAACCCGATTACACTTAAAAAATCGTTCTGAATCAAAAACTGATTCAAATGTCCCTAAACACTATACTTTAGGGCAAGGTAAATATTTAAATACTTTTGCTTTAAAATTTGATACTGGAGGAACTATAAATGAGAGTCAAGAAAACTATTATATCGAATTAGGAAGGCTATGTTTATTTATAAGTAATAATTGTTTGCTTTATGCTAAAGAGGGAACTACAGATGAAGATCAAATAATAAACATTGATTATAGCTATAATAAATCATATATGCTTTCTCACCCACTCCAAACTTCTGCTGATCCCGGGGTGTGTGTATTCCAAACAGAAATAACAAATAAAGCAAATGACATAACACGTAAAGTTCCTACTCCTACCAAATTTCAAAATTTTAAAAAGGATTTTTATAAAGCAGATTTAATGCAAATTCCTATTAATATTGAATATATAAGAAATATATTAATTAATGAAAGAGATGAGGATAATAAAATAGATCTTCTTACATTTTTAACTAAAATTTTAGAAGGAGTAAGAATAGCTACAGGCCTATTAAATAATTTTGTAGTTACATATGATGAAAATAATAATATTGTTAAAATATATGATGATAATTATATTCCTGGGGCAAGGGAAGGAGAAACTGCAACTATTAATGTAAATTATCTAAAAGATAACGAAGGTACTTTTGTTAATTCGATAAATTTACGCTCTAAAATTTTTCCTAAATTACAAAATTTAGTAGCTATAGCCTCTCAAAATCCTAATGGAGCTTCTGTAGGTGAAAATGTAGCCTCTTATCAAAAACTAAATCAAGAGTACCAAGACCGAATTGCAAAACATACATCTACAGGCTACACTGCAAATGAGTTAGAAACCGATGAAGAAACTAACTCATTTGAAAATACTTTTAAAAATTCATACGAGAGATTAACGGATTTTATAACAGATACTTATGGGTTTTCACAATGGAAACTACCTTCATTTGATCTTATAGACCAAACTAAAAAAGATTTAGAGTCAATTCTTAATTATGAAGTACAAAAAGATGTACAAAATGGTAGATTACCTTCACCTTTCTTTATACCCATAGAACTTGATATATCTATGAAAGGTTTAGCTGGGTTTAAATTATATGAAAAATTTGACATAACCCCTGATGATATTCTTCCCTCTAATTACCCCTCAAATCTAAATTATATAATTCAAGGAGTTTCTCATACTATAAAAAATAATACTTGGGAAACCTCTTTAAAAACCTTATCATGGATTGCGGGAACTGGTGTATCTAAAAATTTTACTTCTTCGGATCCTTCTAAATATTTTGCAGGAAAAGCTCCTGACTACGAAGATGGCTCATCCTCTGCTACCGCCTCAGACCAATATGATGGAAGAACTGCAACAGGAGATCCTGTAACCCAAAATAGAATAGTATTAAAACTAAATAGAGTACTTCAAAATGATATAGAAACTTTAGGTATACTTGAGGTTTATGATAGTAATGAAACAACTTTAATTGAAAGATATGTTACTGTAGAGTTACCTTGGAAAGGTAACCAAAATAGGGTAAGTTGTATCCCACAAGGGGAATATTCTTTCGAAACCCGAGTACACCAAAAATTTGGTGAATGTTTTTTTCTTACAGGAAACGCCGAAAATAATTTTAATGGAGGGGGGCTAGGTCAATTACCCGCTGCTAGTACAGGATATGTAAGAGATAGCGTTTTTATACACACCGCTCCCCAAGCTATAGGATGGTTAGAAGGATGTATAGGGCCTGGTTTTAAATTTAATACAAAAGGAAACCCTACCCATTCGTCCCCCCAAACAGGCATAGGATCCAATTACAGGGACCCAGCCGCATTAGAATCTCGCCAAGCATTAACCCAAATTTATAATCATGTAATAAATTCTACTGGAGGCTTTGGTAGAATGACTATTAGAAATGGTTATGGAATGTTTGGTGCGCCTTTTACAGATTTTAATGATCCCCAACTTCAAAATTTATTAACTGGACTTAGTCTTATATAATGTATATTCCTAAAAGTAAAATACAAACTAATTTATATACAAATGGGGGGGAATATATACTTTCCTCTACAGGAAAAAATTATACAGGGTACTATTATATAACTTCTACTAATGCCGCTTTTACAGGTAAAAACCCCGATGTAAAAGATTCTGAGGCTTTGGTATCTGTAGAAGCATTTGATCAATTCCCTCAAGATTATGTTAATAACAAATATACTATTAACACTTTAGGAGTAGATGCAACTATACAAAATTCAAAAGATACTAACATAGTTACTGATTATCTCAAAATAAAAGAAAACCGAGAAACTGGATTTAATGTAAATAAACCTAGGCAGATACCCTCTTATAATCCTGTTTTACCTACTCAAAAAGATTATGATTTAGGAGTGTTTGTTAGGTATTTTTGTAAAAAACGAAGTGAAAACTCTTACATTGAAATAGATAAAGATACTTTTAATAACTTAGTAGAACGTGATTCTACTATAGCATTTGATTTATATAGACCTTTTAAATTACCTTGGACCTTAACTTCACCAAATAATGATAAAAATGAAGTTGAACAAACTAATGCTAAAACTGTAAAAGTTACTTCTGTTCGAGAAAAAGCACCTGGATTGGATGTATACTTAAAATTTGATTATACAAAATATTACCAATCTGTTTAATATTTATACCAAAACCTAAGGTTCAATGGCAGAAAGATTTATAATAGATGGTAACTTTACTGAAAGTTTTTTCGCTGTTGAAATCTTTAGCGAATCTATTATTTGCAACATAGACAGTTGGAACACTAGTCTTCCAAATGTTGGTGTATTAGTTTATGATTCTGAATCTTGTCAACTATATGTCACTGGTGCCTATGGAGTGGGGGGAGGAACAGCTTTAACAGTATCCGAGTCAGATGGTTCTCCTATTATTACAAATGTAGATACTATTACATTTGACTCTGATGATTTTATAGTTACTAATCCTACCCCCGGAACCGCTTTTATACAAATAAAATCTGGAAGTGGTGGCACTTCGGGCACTTCAGGTTCTTCAGGTACTAGTGGCTCCTCAGGTACTTCAGGTTCATCGGGTTCATCAGGTACTTCAGGTTCATCAGGCTCCTCAGGTACTAGTGGCTCCTCAGGTACTTCGGGCTCATCAGGTAGCTCAGGTACTTCAGGTTCCTCAGGTTCCTCAGGTACTAGTGGCTCTTCAGGTACTTCGGGCTCATCAGGTAGCTCAGGTACTTCAGGTTCCTCAGGTACCAGTGGCTCATCAGGTTCCTCAGGTACTTCGGGCTCATCAGGTTCATCAGGTACTTCAGGTTCCTCAGGTACTTCAGGTTCATCGGGTTCCTCAGGTACTTCAGGTTCCTCAGGTACTTCAGGTTCCTCAGGTACTTCGGGCTCATCAGGTTCCTCAGGTACTAGTGGCTCCTCAGGTACTTCAGGTTCATCGGGTTCATCAGGTACTTCAGGTTCATCAGGCTCCTCAGGTACTAGTGGCTCTTCAGGTACTTCGGGCTCATCCGGTTCATCAGGTACTTCAGGTTCATCGGGCTCATCAGGTACTAGTGGCTCTTCAGGTACTTCGGGCTCCTCAGGCTC